GGTCAGGATGCCCGTCACGCCGGCCATGCCTGCGGCATGCAGGCGGTTGACCGCCCCCGTATCGGTCGGCGCACCGACAGCAAGAGGGATGTTGACGCCGCCGTTGGCGTTAATAGCCCCCGCCGCCGTCAGACCTCCGGCCAGCGTCATGTTGCCGGAGGCGTCCACCTGCGGCATGGCCGCCAGAGCATTAGCCGCCGCCGTCGCGGAGTTGGCCGCGCTGGTGGCGGATGTCGCGGCATTATCGGCAGCCGTGGACGCGGCAGCGGCGGACTGGCCAGTCGTCCGCGCCGCAGCCTCGGCGGTCGCGGAAGATTGCCGCACATCCCTCCCCAGGCTATCCAGTTGCCGCGCGGTAGCCAGTTCCATCCCTCCCAGGGTGATGCCGTCGTCATAGTCCACCACCACAGTCATCATGGGGGCCATCGTGCCATTCACGGCGGGCGGGTTGGCCACCTCCGTCACCAGGCCGCGCCCAGGGACGGACGGAGTAAGAACGGCGTGCATCCCTAAGGCATAGGGCGTCATCTCGATCCCTTCGCACACCTGAATGATAATGACATCCCCACGCGTCAGGGGAACGCCCGGCGTGAATACCCACGTGGCCGTCTGGCCGCTGCTCAAATCGGACACATAGGCGGAGGTGCCGATCAGGCTGTAAGCGCCGTCCGTCAGCCGCCAAATCCGCAGGCAATACTGATTCAGGGCGGGATCGTCAAAAAAATACACGGTTGAAATACTCGTCAGGCGGCAGCTGTCGGACAGATGCCCGGCCAGAATCTCGTCTCCCCAGGTCATCGCGTAGCCTCCCACGATGGTCCAAGTGTCGGCGGCGTCCCCGCTGGACAAGGTGGATTGCCCGGTCACCGCTTCCAATTCCACGCCCGCATCCTTGAGCGCGGCCGGCAATTTATTTGCTACAGCCTCATTGACCAATTCCCCGCTTTCCACCTGTTCTTCCAGCGTTTCCACAAGCTGCTCTGCTTCATCCCGGGCCGCTTCGGCCTGTCGTACAAGTTCCTCGACCACAATGGACGGGTTTTCCAAAATGGTCACGGATCCGTCTTCCGTTTCGGGGATGGAGACATCAAGAGCGCCGGCCACGGCCGCGGCCTCATTCGTTCCATCCGGAGGCGTAACGCGGGACACTACATGCACGGCTCCCTTCAACAAGGGGTATTCTTTGCCCGATGCGTCGGTCAGAAAAATATCATAAGCGCCGCATCCGGCGGCCAGCCTCGGCCATGTCACCAATGCCGTACTCGCCCCCGTAACGGCACAGTCCAGCATGATCACTCCATCCTGTACCACCGCGCCGCGGAGCGTCATGCCGCTGATGTCCATATCCTCACCGGATGGAGAAATAAAATGCAGCGCAAGAGACTGCGGCAGGGATTCCGTGGCGTGTACGTTGTAGTTGGCGGCTTGCCTCATGCACGCATTATCGCCCCAACGCGAGGGAGGGTACAACAATGTCAAAATGGGCTACGAACAGTCCTAAATGGGATAAAATTTCCCCGTATGTTTGACGGCGTGCTGACTCTTGCCCACAATGGGCCTGTTGCCCTCTCCTGTCCAAACTCCGGAAACTCCACGAAAGGAAGCCCATATAGCCCCCAGCAAGGCGTCCGCGCGATCAGGAGAAGACAGGTTGCGAGCCTTCATTTTCTCCTTCTTCTCGTTCCTGAGCCTGGAATCGTCCGCATATTCCTTCTTCCGGGTAGTCAACTGCACGAAAAGCGTCTTGTCCGACCGCCTGGACCTGATATGCACTCGCCCGGTCATGAGTTCCAGTCCGGCGTCATTCCAGCATTCCGCCGAGAGATTGATGTAGCGGTCGCGGTCTTCCGGAGGGTTGTTCCCAAAGAACTCATTCGGATACCAACCTGATTCATTAAAATCGCTGATGACAGCCAGGCCCATGCCCGGAGCGTCCACCCACAAATCACAATCCGCAATGCCCAGCCCCTTGAGGGTGGCAATGCACTTGCGGACACTCTGCACCGTGTCCCGCTGTCGTTCCGCGTATTCAATCCAAGCTTCGTTTCCGTCGCAGATGGCAAGGACTGTTTCATCCCCGCCCGCGGCAATGTCCAGGAAGGCCACGGGGCGCCCCCTGCGCGGCTCGTAGGGCTGCCGCTGACCCCATTCCAGTTTTCCAGGGTCAATGATGTACAAATCTCCTTCCAGCGTGAATTCCGCCAGCACGACGGAACGGTAATAGGAATCATCCTCATTACCCCCCACACGGGCCAGAATGCGGTCAATGCGCTCCTGGGAGATATGGGGGCAATCAAAGGCCGTTACCACCATCGGACAGAAGAGTTCTTTTTCCTCGTGGAAACAGCGATAAAATTGCCCTTCCGGCTTGCCTGGGGATGAAAGGTAGATGCAGAATTGAAGCGTACATCGTTCAATGGCGTCAAAGATTTCATCAGGAACCGTCTTTGCCTCGTCCACCACGAAAAACACGGGGGAAGAAGGATCATCCCCGGTAAACTCGTCAACGTCAAACAGACGGGCTTTCTTCTCGCTGCGGGGGTCTTCCTCCTCCTGTTCCTTCCGCTCATCCTTGAATTCGTCCGTCACACGCCCGTGCCAGCCTTCCGCCTTCCCGGCGTGGTTGGTGGAAAAGCCTTCGATGAATCCCCCTTCCGGCGTTTCCACGCGGCAATTCTTGAGCCATTTCCAGCCCGCAAGGGATGGGTTGTTCCGGTGCCGTTCCAGGGCAGGCCAGAGCTGGTTTTTTACCTGGCGCCATGAGCCGGACGTAATAGGCATGCGCCCACGGGGGAAACGCCACAGGAACCACAGAGCAAGGATGCCGATCACTTTATCCGTTTTGCCGGATCCGTTGGCTGCACGCAGGGCAACGCGCTTGCCGCGGGCGGCACGTTCAAGAGCCTTCATCTGCCATTTGTACAGCCCCGTTTCCCCCAGCACCACGGCGGCAAAGATGACGGGGGAATCTTCCGGCCTGACAGGAGGCCCTAGCTTTCTTCCTCTTCGGACCATATTTCTCTCAAGGCTGCCACTAACGGAACGATTGCTTCTGCTGGAAGTTTATGGGTCACCTCTACGTTTTTTTCTCCACCTTCCAGAGCCAGCGCCGCACGGTCTCCGTACTTCTTCGGCATCAGCTTGGCAAGCATCCATTTGAGCGTGTCTATTTCCAACTTGACCGCCTGCAGCATGGTTCCCCCTATTTCGGCACGTGGGGCCACTTCATGCCCTTTCTCCACAAGGTCAAGCAACTTGTCTTCTAGGGCGGCAAGCCGTTCCTCGCACGCGCGCGCGTATTGGTTTGCAAAATCCGCGTTCTCTCTGGCCCAATTCATCACCGTGGGATGGGGAATGCCTTCCTTTTCGGCAGCCTTCCTCAGACTATCCCCGCAACGTATATGACCGCAAATGCGTTCAGAGAGGGCAGCGCTATACCTGGAAACATTTCCCTTCTTCCCGGTCCTCTCTTTCTTCATTTCGCATACTCCTTGTTGATTTTTTCCCACCCTGCCGGGGGTATATCGTCCTGGCGGGGAACGTACGCCTTTCCGGAGAGTTTCACATATCCTTCAATCCAGCGCAGCCCTTCCGCGTCAATACAGCGTTCAAAGCTGGGGCAGTCCGCGTTATCGTAGAGGATACTATCAGGTTTACGCTCATAAGCGCTACATTCCATACTACCCGGGTTGAGCTTCTTCTTGGAGCACAAAAGGCATTTCATCAGGAGAGGGTGGGATGTTTTGCATCCTTTGAAATCAGACTCCCAAATTCTCTTGTGCGCTGGTGATGTTTCTTCTTTCATATCATTATTGTATCAATTCACAGTCAATGATCAATTTCCCGTTCTGATTATGGAATTGGAGAAATTTGAGGGTTCCTCCCTTCTGGATGATGATTTCATCTTCACTGCTAAAATAGGTTTGCGGGCTAAGGCCGTCCCATTCCTTACCGGCCCCTGCCCCGAATCTGGAAAAGGGCTCTGCATAAATGGCACGGGTTTTCTTCTTCAGGAGAATTCTGAACAACACGGGACGGTTCATGAATCCTTTCCCCTCCGCTACGGCAGCAGACATGAAACCTTCGTCTTTGAGAGGGTTTCCCACTACGGAGAGATTGAGCATATCAACCAGCTCGTCTGTTATTTCTTCTCCTTTCCAGTTCAAAGCGTCTTTCAATTCCTTGTAAACCCCACAGCCACGGAAAACAACCATGTCTTGAGGCACTTTGCATCTGTCAATGACTTTGGCGATCTGTTTCGCCTTGGCGTTGGACTTCCCCTTCCTCAAATCGTTGTTGATGCGGGCATATCCATTTCCGGTGTAGGAAAACAAAGCGTTCTTTTCCAGTCTGGATGCCTTTGCCCACACTTCCCCGGTAACGCTTCGCAAAAGGTCATCAGCTTCCTTATCCGTCAACGGGGCAGGCATCTTCACCTTGGGGACATCTCCCAGGCTGACCGTGTGCGTGACGGCTGAGACTGGCGCAGGAATGGGAGCAGAGGGAACCTTGATGACTTTCTCCGCCGTTTCCTTGGCCTTTTTCGCCACTTCCTGTGAGGGAAAGACAACCTCATCAGATTTGTCCTGTTTGACTCCCCAGCGGTCTTCATAGACCTTTTTCAATTTGGCCTTCAGTTCCTCCGGCAACTTCGCCGTACTGGCCTTCTTGCCGTACCCGTACCGTTCAATCAGGTCAATCCCGAAGCGCTCCGCACCCCTTGGACGCTTCAACGGCTCCCCGGGTTTGAGTAGTCCCAGCCGTTCGCATTCTTCCCGGGAAACAGGCTCCTGATCCATGTAGGAGTTGAAGCCGAACGGCGGCCAGGGGACCTCAAAGCCCCCGAGGCTGGCGGCGTTCATTTCGTCTGCCCAAAAAGTAAAGTCGGTTTTAAGCCGGACAGCATCTTCGTTGACGACATGAACAAGCCGCTTTGTCTTGGCTCCCGGAAAGCGGATGAACCGGAAAGCAGGCCATGCTTTGAGATTGGCCGGTTTCATGGATGCCTCCCATTGAGCAGCCCCAATGCTTTGCCGGACGTTGGTCTTGAAAATGAGCTTCAGACGGGCCAGAGCACCGATGTTTTTAATATCGTTGTGATACTTCGGGCCTTCGGCGTCCGGTGGAACAAGCCCCTCGGTTTGGAGCCATTGAAGTGCCTGGTTGGAAAAGTCCGCGGCGCTTCCTACCTTGATAACCGTTTCCCCATTGGGTAAAGTCTCCTTTTCTCCTGTCAGATAATTCTTAATCAACCTGTGCAGCCGTTCCAGCAATCTGATATTCTCCACCTTGGAAGAGAAAAACTTGTTTTCCTTCATGGCAGCGTTCAGAGCAGCCCATTCCTTTGAATCCATGCCGGAGGGTGTGGGATGTTTTGCCAGGAATTTTTCCAGGGGTGTTACCATAGAGGCAATTCTGGATGTTCAAAGGGGGGAGGTTCAATCTTGCCAAATTGGGCTACGTGATGTTCCAGAATGCGGACGGCGGGAAGACGGTAGAGTCCGGCGGATTCCAGAGCATTGATAATGCTGTTGGCGCGTTCTTCGGCTTCCTGTCTGTCGTTGGTGCCAAGTCCCAGCTCGACAAGTTTGCCTTTCTTTCTGGGATCCACCAGAAGCGTTAAGCGCAGTTTGTAGGATCCTGGCTTTCCTCGCCGCGTCGGCTTGTTTTTTCGCAGGGATGGTTTGGGGGGTCTCATTTGTTGGTGACGGGATAATTCTGTTCTTCCTCGTATTTTGTGAGTTCCGCGGTCCAGCGGAATTGAATACGTCCCAGCCGTCCGAAGCGGTTTTTGCCGATGATCCACTGCGCTTCCGTGGGGTCGTGCTTGTCGGGCTTGTACATGTAGGGGCGGTGAATCATGATGATCTGGTCGGCGTCCTGCTCAATGGAGCCGGAGTCGCGCAGGTCGGAAACGACCGGTTTGCCCTGGGCGTTCCCGGCTCTTTTTTCCACGTCGCGGTTGAGCTGGGCCAGCACCAGGACAGGAATATTGAGTTCCTTGGCCAGGGATTTGAGGCCGGCGGAGATTTCCGAGACTTCTCGTTCACGGCTTCCCCGGGCCTGCTGGGTCGTGGAGCGCACCAGCTGCAGGTAGTCCACGCCGATGCATTTGACGCCGTGTTCCCGGACCATCCGGCGGCCCCGGGCTCTGATGCTGTCGATGGTAAGGGAGCTTTCGTCGTCGATGTGCAGCGGGGCGGCCGTGATTTTTCTGACGGCGGCCGTGAAATGCTGCTGCTGTCCGACCGTCATCGGCCTGCCGCGGCGGATGTCGTCGGAGTTGATGCCGGCCATGCCGTAGAGGATGCGTTCCAGGAGCTGGGATTTCGGCATTTCCAGGCTGAACATGCCCACGGGGGTTCCCCCGAGGCAGATGTTGGTGAGGATGTTGACCAGGGCGGCGGTTTTCCCGACTCCGGGCCGGGCGGCAAGCACGATCATGGCGCCGGGCTGCAGGCCGTCCAGGGTCAGGTCCAGGCGGCGGTATCCGGAGGAGATTCCTTTGATGGCTCCGGGGTTGTTCATGCGCCATTGCAGGTTTTCAATGATGGTTCCCACGGCTCCGCGGATGGTTTCGGTCTGGCGGACGCCGCACCGGTCCCGCAGGGCGGACATGCCGCGCTCGGCTTCATCAAGGGCTTCTTCCGCGCTTTTGAGCTGATCGCCGGCAGCTTCCGCCATCCGGGAGGCAAACGCGAGCAACGCATGCTTTTTGGCGGCTTCCGTGACCATTTCCAGGGCGGCGGCGGTTTTGTACCGGGCAAGGGCTCCGTAGGTGGCCGTTTCCACGACTCCGGCGTGTCCTCCCACGGCGTCAAGCTGGCCCTGGGCTTCAAGGCGGGCGATGACGGTGAGGGCGTCCACGGTTCCTCCCGTGCCGGCGACGGTTTCCAGGGCGGTCCAGATTTGCTGGTGCGCCGGGAGGCTGAATGTCTGGCGGCTGATGCCCTTGTCCCGGAGGTCAGCAAAGGCCTGGGAGCCGTCCATTGCCTGAGAGAGCACCAGTTTTTCGGCGTCGATGAGTGTCTGAGAGTCGATCATGTTTTTTTGAAATTGTTGATTGTTAAAGTTCTTCAAGGTTGCTGTAAGGGTCTTTGTCTCCGTTCCCAGGGGGTGGCGGATGGTTGACGGCGTAGGAGGTGGCGAAGCTGATGGCGTCGGATTGCCATTTGGTCACGGGGATGCCGTTGCGGGTCCAGTTGACGGCATCCCGGCTTCCCCAGTAGGCTGTGGCGCAGTCCGGTATCTGGTCGGGGGTTAAACGCACACGCCCCGCAAAGGCCGCGGCCCGAAGATGGTCTTCGACTTCTTCCACGGTGCACGGAGAGGGGGTAAGGGGGTGAATTCCTTCCTTCCCTTCCTTCCCTTCCCTTACGGTTTTCGGATAGGTTTCAACATAGGGGGCTACGTTGGTTCCTATTTCGGTTCCTACGTTGGTTTCTGAAATAACCGACGTAGGTTTTTCTTCGGTTTCCACGTCGGTTCCTGTGTGGGTTTCAACATGGGTTTTCTTGGGGCGGCCTCCTAATTTTCCATTTTCACGAGCGGTTTTCCTTTTGGTTTTCAGGGTTTCCTGAATTTCATGCGGATATCCGAATACGATGAGATTGTCGCCGTCAAAGTGGTAGAGTTCGTTTTCCACGCTGATTTCCTGATCCGTCACGCCGCAGGTCTGCATCCAGCGGCGCATGCCCCAGGAGCGGCAGCCCTCAATGATGCCGCCGTTTTCCTGTTCGCAGCACCAGGCCAGCAGAGAGATCCAGGTGGCGCGCTGTATGGGTTCCGCCCCGATATATTCGGGGCTGGAAAACAAGGCTGTTGGGATGTTGATGAATTCCATAATCAAAAAAGCGTCAGTTGGGGGTTGTAGATTTCATAAAGACCAGGAAGACGGTCTTCCCGCGGCGGTGTCCGAACAAAGGTTCATGGCTGGCCAGTTTCAGAACTTCCGCGGTTGAAACCTGATCCTCGCACCACTTGAACACCAGAATGCCGCCCGGTTCCAAAACCCGGAAACACTCCCGGAAGCCGGATTTCAAATCCTCCCTCCAGGTTTTCTGGTCCAGTTTTCCGTACTTCTTGGCCAGCCAGGATGATTCCCCAGCGTGAATCAAGTGCGGAGGGTCGAATACCACAAGGCGAAACGCCCCGTCGTTGAAAGGCATCTTCCGGAAGTCCCCGACGACGTCCGGCTTGATTTCCAGGGTTCGCCCGTCGCAAAGCATGTGCGTTTCCTCCCGGCGGTCCATGAACACCACGTCAGGATGGCGGCGGTCAAACCAGAACATGCGGGAGCCGCAGCAGGCGTCAAGAATGGCTTTCATTCCCCCTCCTTTCTCGGCTCCCAGTAAACAGGCCATCCTTCATGGACGCAGGCTGCGCAGAACTTGTACTGCGTTAGCTCATGTTTACAGTTCGAACATCTCCGTCGCATAGGATGCACCCACGCCCGGCACGCGGCCCGTTTCTGGCGGACGGTATGGATTTTCCCGGCAAGGTCCGTTGCCATTCTTAAGATCCTTTTTTCAGAGGGCATCAAAAGGTAATATGGCTCTCCAAATTCATGAATGGCGTGTTGCCGGATTTTCTGAATGGTTTCCCTGACGGACTCCACGGATTTTCCGCATTCGTAAAACGCTTTCTGTTCAGGCGTCATTTTCATTTTCTTCCTTTCTTTGTAAAAGAACGACATTAACCGCTTGAAGAAGCCCTTTAACTTTACCAATCAAATAAAGGTAATACCCATACGCGGCGACGGTGGCTAAAAAAACTATAAGTTGCGCAATATCAAATATCATTGCTTCCTCCTTTCTGCTCAAGCTCCCAGGGCCATTGTTCAACATCTTCCGGCACATAAGACATGCTGTACCCATAAGTGCTGCCAGCGCGTATTACTCCTTTTTCAACATCTGTTTTAATAACGAAAAAGTTATCAGGTAATTTCCTGATTTTAATAAGGTCGCCGGGTTTCAACCGCATGATGGGAGGGAACAGGGAAACAAGCCTATCCATATCTTCAATACATGCCTTCTTGGTTTTCCAAAAATGGGAACTCTGGAAGAAGCAGTTGTAGCAACCAGCAACCCAATCGGTTGTTATCCCATGGGCATCATATCCTCGTATGGCTTTCAAAGGTGTGCCGCAAAGAGGGCATTTAGGCGTTTTCATCGGGGTCCTTCCTCAATCAAGGCTTTAAGTTCATCAGAACAACGGAGGCGTGAAGCATTTTTCACTGTGCAAATAAGGTGCTGCGCCCACCGGGCATGCCGTTTCGTGGGGTACTCCATGCGATAGCGGGCGATAATTCCTTTGTGGTGTACAATCGCGGCCTGAACTTCGTATTTCCCGTCGTCGGTTTTCTTCATGGGGCAAACCTGCTGAACGATGATGTGAGGATTCCGTTTCATTGCTCTGATCCTTCTTGCACAGTGATTGTTATTTGTGGTTCTTCGCCCCACCATTTATCCACGGACGCGGAATACACCTGGGCGTCATCCTCCCAAAATCTCAACCGGGTCAGGACATCCTGCAGGGTTTTGGCCAGGTTGTCCCAGTCCGGTTTGGTCGTTTTCGGAATGAGCCCGATCCGGTTTTTTTTCGGCTCGCTCTTGCGGTAGGGCCAGACGAAGGCCAGCTTCAGGGAGACCGGCCCCGTCAGGGGCCGGGCCGGTTGATAAGGTTTCAGCAGGGTCAGGTAATCGCTGATGACCAGTTTCAATTCTTTCGTGTCCGCCAGTTTGGCGTGTTTCCCGATGTTGACGATTTTTTTGTTCTGGTGCGTTTTCGTCGGGGGAACAATCGGCAGCATGATGGTTATCGGCTTGTTCATGGCTGTTGATTAGAAGGGGATTTCGTCTTCTTCCGCCGGCGGTCCCGCCGTGGCGCTCATGTGGTTGTTGGCCGGCAGGTCCGCCGGGCGCGGAGGCAGGGGCGCTCCGCCGCGCCCCGCCGCTGTCCTGTCCTGCGCCGCCATGATGGCCCGGGCTTCGTCCGGCCCCAGCACGTCTTCGCAGTTGCTGAATTCGGGATAAGTCCCGTCTGCCCTGGGCTTGTCTCCCTGTCTGACGTTGAGCCGGACGTAGCAGGGTTTGCCGAGGTATTCCGCCGGGTTGATGATGACCTGCTGGCCGGGTTGGTAGACGTTCCCGGTGACGTTTTTGACGAACAGGTCGATTTTCCAGGCCAGGTCTTTCGAGGCGGTCAGGTAGTAACGGACCGTCGCCGCCCCTTCAGGGCCGAAGGCTCTGATGTGGACGGCCAGCTGCGGGCATCCCCGCGTTTTGGCGCCTTGGGAGATTCCTTCTTCCATTTTGACGATTTTTCCTTCGTAGACGCCCGCGGGGAGAAATCCGTATTCGCTGGGCTCGCCTTCTGATATGTAACTGAACATAATGGTTATTTGGTGGTTGCGGTTTTGGAGACGGAGATTTTTTTAACGTAGGAGGAGCCGGCCCCCGTCCTGACCAGTTCTTCCGGGAATTGTTGTTCCGGCAATGCTTCCGCGAACAAGGCGCGGAAGATGTCCGCCTTGAGCGGGCCATAGGATTTCAGGAGTTTCGGGACGCCAATCCAGGTGGCGTATTTGGCGACGTCTTCCGGAGCGACGGTGTCCGTGCCTTTCCGGGAGACGCGCCTGAATCCGGGGACTTCCGTTCCGTTGTTGAGGTAGTCGAGGATTTTTTCTTTTCCTTTTTTGGCATAGGATTCCAAGATTCCGGCCTTGGTGACGAATTCCGCCAGCCTGGACGGGTTTTCCGCGATTTCGGCGAAGCTTTCTTCCAGCGTTCCGGCTTCCGCCAGGGTCAGCATTTCCTGCGCCGCCCGGTTCCGCAGCGGGCAGGTGTCCTGCGAGGCGCACCAGCCGCAGTAGTCGCAGAGGCGCGGCCCGCCGCCGCGGTCCACGGCGTCCACCACGCCGTTGACGATGGAGATGGCTTCCCGGTAGGTGAATTTCCGGGTGACGATTTGCTGCTGGTCGCAGTAGAGGAGGTGGCAGGTGATTTCATCCAGGAATTCCCGTTCCATGAAGGATTTCGCGTAAGAGGCCTGCTGTTCCCAGTAGTTGCGGATTTGGCCGCTTTTGAGGTCGAAGAGTTTGCCCAGCGCGGGACAGAGGCAGTCCGCTTCCCCGCCTGTCACGCGGGGGTGCCATTGCGGGAAGGCGCAGCGGTTTTTGTCGGCAATGATTTCTTCGCCGGAGCAGAGCGTCCGGACCGTTTTCACCGCCCAGAGGATGGATTCTTTTTCATCGGCTTTCAGGTGTTCACACGCCCTGAATTCGTCCACGCCCATGAGCAGGGACCGGAAGGCGTCGTCCATCCGGGTTCCCCGCCGGGCCGCTTCCCCCGCGTCGGGGGAGGAGACGTAGCAGGGGCATTGCGCCAGCTTGGGGAGCAGGGACGGCCTCAATAGTTCCGTGGCCGGGGCCGGACGGGGCCCGGCAATGTCAGCGAGGATTTTTTGCAGGTCGTCCAGGCTGACGGCGTATTCCGCTCCGTCCAGGGAGAGGACGGCATGCCCGGTTTCGCGGGCGACGTTGATGCAGGTGACGGGTTTCATTGGGCGGCAGGGGTGTTGTATTGCAGAACGGCCGTGTTGAACCGGTCGGGGGCGGAGAGGATGAAGGAGGCGAATTTTTCCGAGACGGCTTCAAGGCCCTGCCCCGGCTGGATTTCCTTTTTGTACGCGAGGAAGTTCAGCGCTCCCGGCACGTCGTTGATGACCGCGGCCAGTTGGTCCGCCAGGGAGGGAGCCGGTTTTTCCTGCTGTGCGGGAGGCGGCGCCTGCTTTTCGCCGGCCGGAGCGTTCCCGGAAGGTCCGCAGCCCTCTCCAAACAGCAGGCGTGAGATTTCCCCGGCGTCCATCGCCATCACCGCGGGCATCCCGTGCCGGTTTTTGGCTTCCCAGGTGGCCCAGTGCTTCGTGTAGACGGCACGCAGTTCCCCGCCTTTGGCCTTGCCTCCGTCCGTGAAGGTGGTCACGTAGTTGCAGAACAGGATGGCGTCCCCCCATTCCTTGAGTTTTTCCTTGGCGGTGATGGCCTGTTTGGCCGGAGCGTTGATTTTGATGGTGTACATGGTGTAGGCTTCCCCTTCCGGAGGGTTCACCGTTTCCACGCGGCAATGGCAGATGACGGCGATGTGCAGCCCTGCGCTCCGGCAGTTGTCAAAGACGGAAAGCAGGTTGACGAACATTTCGCTGGCCTGGGCGTACCCTTTTCCATAGCCGATGCTTTCGATGGAGGAGATTTTTCCGTCTTTGGGGGAGGTGTTGTAGTCCCTGATGACCTGGCGGGCGCACATGTCCCACAGGCGGTCTCCCGTGTCGATGACGAGCGTTTTGTAAGGGAGGTTTCCGTTCCGGGCTTCCTTGTAGATGTCCTGCAGGGCTTCCAGCATGGCGCCGTAGTGGTCTACCTGGATGCGGTCCACATTCATGTGCTGGGTTCCTTCTTCCGTGTCCAGGAAGAGGGGGGCGGGCAACCCGGCCGCCAGCGTGGATTTTCCCACGCCTTCCGGCCCGTAGATGATGACACGCTGCGGACGCTGCTGCACTCCGCGCTTGATGTTTTGTAATAGGCTCATATTATTTCCTTGTTTGATTGTATTCAGGTCGGGTGTCAGTTCCTGCTGGCCCCGGCCTTTTTGGTTATGGGTAGTTGGAAAGGGTACTGACGGAGTTACGTTTCCGCTTAGCGGGAGGTTTGTTCATGTCCGTCCTGGTTTTGGATGTCTTTTGGGTCAAATACCTGTACACGCTTATCGCGGAAATTCTGTATTCGCGTTGATTGGTGCCAATGTCTTCTATTTCATGGTTCTGCAACAGGTTACGAACCTTTTTCCTACCCCATAAACAAGCAGGGTGTTTCCGCAGATCCTCAAGGGTAAGCCATATTTTGCCGTCGAACATGCGAGTGGCATTCTCTTCCTCGGACTCATTCAAAATCAACAAGCCACGTTCATGAAGGGATTCTATGGTTTGCTCCACAATAGAGGTTACAAATTGATCTAATCCGTTCATAATTCACTAAGATTTAACGATGAAATAAATGATCGTGAAAATCCCAACCAGCAGAACGGAAAAGACAAGGTTCTGTACGATACCGGGCCGGGGCTTGAGTTCGTCTTCCGAAAAGTCTATCGGGCAGCCGTAAAGGGATCCCATTTTCTCGGCACGGTCACGGCGCATCCAATATTGTTCGTTCGTCATTTTTTTCATTGTTGTTCAGGGGGCGGGTTAAAGCTCGTGCCAGCCGAGCAGCTTCAATTCGTCAATCAGGGCTTCTTCCATTAGGCTGCCGGCTTCTTGGGGTTCTTCGGGCTGGGAAGGTTACTAGCCGTGGTTAGACGGCTACTATTAAAAAGCAGGTGTCCGCTGGAATTGATTGCAGAAGACATGGCCTCCTGTGGCGAACATTTCAGTTTGGCGGAGATTCCCAGCAACAGAAGCTTTCCTGCTTCCGTCAGGTCTTCCATGTTGATTTCAATAGTTGATGGTTTCATGTGTCCGTCCGGTTGATGAGATTGTTTTATGCAATTCTATTAGATTTTGCAACAAAATTCTACTGATTTTGATAGAAATCATGCGTACAACAAGCTTGACAATCTCACAAAATTACATAATATCAATGCATGACGCCGACCAAGAACGACATAAAAAAATGGCTCAAGACCATCAGAAAAGATCGTGAATGGCTCGCAAAGCAGTGTGGTCTGAATTCAAAACAGAGCGTAGATAACTGGTTCGCGACCACAGGGAAAATTCCTAAAGCCAAGCTCCTGCTTATTCAGAGGCTCATGGCAGAAACTCAAGCCCCCCCTTACGAAATAGAGGGCAAAGATAATATGGGAAAGCTCTTCATCACTTTGAATGAAGAATCCCAAGAAGCTGTATTGGCGGAGTGCCGCCGCCTGAATATCACTCTTTCCGCCTACTGTTCCCTAATGATGGAATGGTGCGCTACCACACAGGAGGGGCATGCCGTCATTCAATCTCTCATAACAGGGGCTCCACTGCCTTCTGTTAACATGAATCTTGCCCCCTTGGTACAGTCATCTACTACAAATGCCGCCAAAGAAAAAGAGGCAGCCCGCAAGAAGTTTACCCCGGTAGAAACATTCACAGCCCCTCCCTTGGAGGCTCAGGGACGAATCATCGGCAACATTGCCGCCGGCAACCTGGCGGATGGAGACACCATTCCGCAGGACATCCGACTATACCGTGAACTGGAAAAAGGGGAATACTTGCTGCGCGTGAACGGTCACTCTATGGAACCTTCCATTCCGGACGGCTCCGTGGTCATCATGAAAAAATACACTATCCCCCCCATCCCCAAACCCGGAACCATTGTTCAATACCATGATGAACGCGGCGTGACGCTCAAAAAACTGGTTCGCAGGAAAAACCCGGAAACCGGCAAAATGGAATACACCCTCCATCCCATCAACCCCAACTTCGGAGACATCGAACCCATGGACGGCGGCAAAATCTCCGGCGTGTACGTAGAGACACTGGAACGCTGGGAGAAAGCTTAACTCATAAAGAATCTATGAATAAAATACAAATAAACATCATCATCGGACTGCTGAGTGTTATTGTCGTGTTTCATGGAATTCAAATCTTTTCTACTGAGTCAAAATCGGCACAACAAAGTCAGAAGGAGGGAAAATCTAAAAAGTCATCTAAATCTTCTGTCCCTATGGAAGTGGTCATTGTAGAGGATAAAACTAAATAAGATATTGAGTATGAGTATGAATGGAAAGAAGTTTCTAGGGATAGTTGGTATTTTGATACAAGTGAGAATCGTAAAAGCGGAAGATCAATGAACTATTTCCCAATGATAGATTGGGAGTATGTAGGCCCATTGTGCAATAATGGGATCAACATCCAATATATCCTTTTACGTCGTCCCAAAAGAAAATAAGCTTCTCAAGAAACCCATGGATAGGGTGGGTGCGTTTCCGGAGTGTTTATAGAAACTTTGGAAGAGTAGAGGAAGGGAGAAACAATCATTTAAAATTATTATTTCCTGCATTTTTATGAGCCGATCCAACAGACAAATTTATCATTCCTATGATCGAGGAAATTTTAATTTCGGAGATGAAATAAAAAAATGTAATCTATATAAATATATTGATTATAAATCTCTAAAGGAAATAATTAAGAATTTTAATTTATTACTATCAGATCCTACAACAACAAACGATCCTTTTGAAATGCTTTTAACTGGATATGATGAGCAGTCTCCTATTTTGAGTAAATATCGTATTTTATGCCTTTCTCGAAATGGTTCCTCTCCAACAATGTGGGCACATTATTCTGGCCAACATAGAGGAGCTTGTTTAGAATTTGAATTTGATGGGAGGCCGTTTTATTTTTCTTCAAAAAATAAAAAAATAAATATACAAGGTATTTGTATTGAGAAAATATGTTCCGAAAATAAAAAGCATAGTGTCCCCTATCATGGTCTTGCATACGACATAATATATTCAGAAAATAGAGTAAAAGTAGATCGTTTCACCCATAACAATGTCATGAATATGGCTTTAACCCTTTTTACTACAAAATCAACAGAATGGAGTTACGAACAAGAAAGTAGATTTATTTTCCTCCCTAAACCAGGAAATAAAGAGGCTATTGGAGATTCTTCTGACCATTTGATGCCTTTTCTCAAACGAATCATCCTTGGTACTAAAACAACTAACGCACAACAAAAAGAAATAAAATCTCTTTTAGAACAATATGATCGTCCCAAAATCTCAATAACAAGAGCCTCAATTCACCGTGACAAATATAAAATCAACATTGATTGACTCTATCTATAGGGCACCAAAAAATAAAAACTACTTTTGTTCCATCTCTAGACCATTTCATTTTGAAACGCCTAAGAGCCTCCCCTCTTGTTTTCTCTTTTGCGGTATGATATTTCTAGGGTATGCACTCGAAAAGTGACGTTTAGCGGAGATTTTCTCAATACCATTCCTGGTGCAACATTGTTGATTTCCGCACGCAAAAGTTATTTTAGGCTTGCTTCTTCCAGCAGAGAAGTCATTATTCATCCACTTTACGTTAGAATGCTTAGCCCCTTGGCCTTCGGGCCAGGGGGCCTTTTGTCGCTCCATCTCCCCAGAGCAGGACAGGGAACGAATGATATTAAATGTTGGAAATAGCTGTTTTGAATCATATTTGAAAGGGTTACGCACATTATTTACAAACTCTTCTATTTCATGATATTATAGTCTTTACATGAAAGTATTCTCTCTCATTTTCGCGACTATTTCTCTTATTGCATTCTCAGATGCCCACCCTGGCGGCTTGGATGCCAACGGTGGTCACTACAACCGCAAAACGGGGGAATATCATTACCACCGGAAACCGGCAGCCAAGCCAACAGCAGAAGAAAAAGCGTACTGGATCAGCTCAACGGGCAAGACCCATAACAAAAACTGCCGGTACTACCGAGCTTGCAAAGGATACGCCAGCGATACACCCAGCGGCGTGGACTGCAAGATTTGTGGAGGAGCAATGAAAGCCTCTCGTAACTGATTCCTTAACTCCCTCTCTCACCTGTATGGCAACGTCAAAATATCAATCAACTCATTTCTCCATCTATCGATTCAATATTATCCCTTTAGACCCAAATTCTTTTCAAGCAGATTTATTTGAATTTAGGTCACTCGAAGAATTGCTTGATAAAAAAAATGATATCTTTTCAACAATCGTTGAACACCTTTCTGAAACTACTAAAGGGTATAAGATATCTGTAATTCAAATGAAAAAAGTAGATGAATACCAATATATATTTCTTCTAGAGGCGAAGCGTTCTAAAATAGTTGAGTGGAGACAGAAAAACAAAATAATTCCTCATTTTCCCACAATATGGGTCGCAATTGATATTTCTCCTTCTGTTCAGGTAATTGCTATTCAAAAACGAAGTGGCTTTTGTCAAAACGATGACACTCCCATTAATACTATTAAAAAATCAATTTCTAAACCACTCAAAGAAAAATATTTAAAAATAAATATATATCCAGTCCAAACGCCTGATTCCTTTTGGGATTATGTTGCCTCACATGGAGATGTAATATCTTCCGTAGAATTTGAAATCAGTGCTCCTAATTTACCGTATTTTAGCAGCACAATCGGAGAAGAATTAAAAGAACTAGGAAAAAGTTCAAATTCGGGAACAACTAGACTCTCTATGAAATCTCCTAAAGGAGAAGTACTGAAACTTGATCCTAAGAATAAGAGTTTGGCTGGTCTAGTGGATGTTGTTGAAAAAGGTGGAGGAAAAAGCTCCTTTACCCACAAAGGATCTCACAAAAAACTTTATCCCAATAACAAACAAATTATTATTGATGCACCACCTTTTGATAATAAGTTGAACAAGCTCGAGAAAAAAGAATCTATTTTGACAAAGATAAGAGAGTGTTTTAAAATAGGCTTATGATTATATGAAACAGTATATTACATGCTTTACACTCGCAATAATTACCATATTTATTGAAGAGTATACTCAATCACGTATTTTAAAAAACTATATATTAGAAAATGGAATAACCTTATTATTAGCTTTATTAGCAATAAATGTTACTTCATGTGTCTACACAATAAGTAGGTTGCTACAATTAGAAGATCAATATAAATCTCCAGGGCATTTTAAAAAATCAAAAAAAGAAGCATTATTCGGATTTAAAGAACAATTTTTATTTATTATAATTTCTTTATTATCAATAATCATATGCCCTCTCATAACAAAGCTTATAAATACATATAAATACTTTGAATTTTTATCCTATTATATAGGGCTTATACCTATATTAGTTTTATTAACGGCTGTTTATTTTTCTATTTATGCTACCTATGATTATGCAAAGTCTATTATCCAAGCATCAATGGACCCCAATGATTAAAATAAATTATTCTCATGTTGATTTTAGACATTGCACTTTTATTTTTCTCGTACATCTGATCCAAGTACCAGTTTCCCAAAATAGGGTGTTTTCTCTTTCATAACTCCTATTCTGTTAATTTATATAGTTTATAACAATTCTTCCAAAAGTTTTTCTCACAGAAAAAAAATGCTTCGTGGCTTCTACAATAGCTTCGGAGTCATGCTCCATAATCACTCAACAGAGGCTAATGAGTCTCCATCTTCAGGGAAAATCCGCCAGTAGGCGGACACATCTTCTGGGTTGCAAGCCGCAAATAACTAAAAAGTGAGTTTTCTAGCCGCTTCCTTACTGTGTTCGTCTCGGAGGTGTCCATATACCTTCATAGCCAATGCTCCGCCGTCACGATGCCCTAGCCATTTAGCCACCGTAGGAATATCAATGCCTGCCTCAATGCAGGACGTGGCGAAGAAATGCCGTAAATCGTGAATCCGGACGTGAGGCAGTCCAAGCCTGATACACGCGTTTGTAAGGGCCTTTCGGGGGCTTTCTATGGAAAATACCGGGTCATCTGGGCTATTCCCCCGCCTTTCTCTTCGGAGGCTTTCTATCACCTCCGCCAGAGATGCGTTAATGTACAGGGTCCGGCGTGAGGTGGCATGTTTGATATCAGGCACGGAAATGGACTCTTTCCCGATATCTCCCCACACCAAGCGCCGGACTTCCTCAATACGTAACCCTGAATAAGCCAGGAAAGCGATCATATCCGCCGCTTCGGAATATAGCCCCTTCTTTTGCCACTTCCTTAATATAGGGGCTTTTTTCACTTCCTCAACGATTCTTCGGAAATCTTCTTTTTCCGGAACGTTAAGATTTGAACTCCTCAAAGTCATCCGTTCAAGCTTGGCTGCTGGATTGCTCTTGATACTTCCTGCTTCCTGAAGCATGGAAAAAACATTTTTCACAACAGCGAGTGTTCCGTTTGCTGTTCGTGCAGACACAGACAACGCATCTTTTTTCCACCAAGCCCGGCACATTTGTTCCGTGATGGCCTCTGCTGCAATATCACGAGCAACAAGCTTTTTAGCGCGGCTGGAAAAGAACTTGATGGATTCTACAGCGGCCGGCTTCAAATGGGGGCGCATTTCCTGCCGCTGGACGTACATATCAACCGCCAAATACCAAGACACGGATTCCACGGGTAATTCATCCCTCCCTTGCTCCGCCAGGAACCCGGCCAGCCTGGAAAGGGCTTCCGTCAACACGCGCGTTTTAAGAGATTTTTTCACCGTTTTTCTTCCGGTATCAATTCGGGCATAGAAAATTTCCGACTCTTTTGACCGATACAAGTTCGGATAATCCGTCGCAACAAGGGTGTTTTTCATACTTCCAAGCAT